TTCCATGTTTTTATCCTTGAGGCTCCTGCGAACCATCTCGGAATCGCAGGAGCCAGAAGGCTAGTTCTTAGTGGCCGAAGAAGTACTTCGGAATTGTGTTTCCGCTGCTGTACACGCCAGCTCGCGGGTTGCACGTTGCCAGGTTGAAACCTGTCCACAGATACGTCAGGAACGAGGTTTCCACTCCGCCATCTGCGCCGTAGGCTGGGAACAGGGTTTGGCCGTTGACTTCGTAGAAGTCGAGCGACTGAATCTCTGTTCTGAACCAGTGCTTCAACGCAAGGCCGTCGATGCGTCCTGGAGTCGCGTGGATGGACGCTTTGATTGGACGGCCACCGAAAGTCTTGGGAGCGGTCTTCATCAGCATGTCCACCGAACTGTCGCCCTTGATTTGGTTCTGAATGACTTGCGTGACGGTCAGCCCGATGTTTTCAATCGCGGCTTCCATGTCCACGTTCATGTACCAAATCCATTGCGCTGATTCGGGTGAATCCACGCCCAACGCCAAACGAACCTGGTCAAGCATCGCGCGGCATTGCTGCGGGCTGACTGATCCGCCAGTGATCGACGGAGTGCTCAGTCTGCCTGGATAGGCCGCACGCTGAATGCCCAGGAACGTACCCACGTTGGAGGTTAGCTGCATGTTGGCAACACCGTTGATAGAGCTGTTGGCGATGCCCGAGCCGCCGTCCACGATTAGCAGGTCGCCTGCGATGGTTCCGACAGGCATCACGCTCGATGGGTCGATGGTGATCGTGTTGGCAATGGCATCCGCCGCCAGAATCAAGAAGCTGCCGCGGGAAGCGGAAGTCAGGTTAGGGAACACCTGAACCGTTTGCCCGTCCATGAACTGGTTGGCGTTGTTGACAGAAATCACGGGATTGTTGGTGACAGATACAACGGAGTCGAGCGTGCCGGAACCATCTCCCTGCATCAGAGCTTCGATTCCCGTGCGCATCTCCTCCATCGACTGCTTCATCACCTCGTCCACGTAATTGGCGATGGCCTTTTGCTTCGAGTCCGTAGCTACCTTCGCCAATGCGGTGTATTCCACCGGATGCGCGAAGAATATCTGGCTCAGAACTCCGTAGTCCGTCTTGAAAGCGCCACCGCGCCCAAGTCCGGCACCATCAGGGTTGATCTGCCGCAGGATTCCGTTCGACAGAAGATTCAACGGAATGCGGTACGCGCGCGAAGATACTGGCTCAAGCCCTTCGCTCTTTTCCTCGATGAGCGACAGCAAAGTGTCGTCAAGGGAATAGAGCCTCGTAAGCTCGGGCCGTACTCGCTCAAGCTGAGTTGCTAATGCTGCTGCGTTGTTTCCTGCGCCCATTTATTTTTGGGGCCTCCTATTGAGATTTGGCCCACGTAACCTTTCTGCCGTCCTTTAGAACGGCGCGTTGCTTCAACACCATGTCTCGATTCGTTTCAAAGCGATTGATTTCCTTGTCGCTTGGAGGAGAAGTGATGTAGGCGAAACCATCGACAGGCTTGCCCACCGGCGTCCTGCTACCGTTCGTTTCTCCGGGCTTCGGGGCAACTGCTGGCTTCGCTGACACTCCCATCAATCTCGCCTGACGTTCGACTGCTGCTTTCATGGCTTGCTCGAATCGCGCAACTGCGAAGCGCACGGCTGCGGAAGTATTGCGAGTGCTCACGGCCCGTTCCCGTTGCAGATCCAGTTGCTTCTGGAAAGTAGCGTCTCTGAGAACTTCGTTGTTCGCCGCGTACAGGACGTTCTGCATCAACTGGCTTCTATCTTCGGCTGACAGTTTCTTGCCAGCGAGATAGGAATCGAGTAGCGAAGATGCACGCGACTCGATTTGCTTTGCTGATGTCGTCCGGTAATCGGTGAGCACTTCCGTCTTGGTGCGTTCCGCTCCTTCCTTGCGCTGATTCGTAAGCTCTTCGCGCAGCTTGGTAAAGCGTGGATCGTCCTCCTGTTTTCCGATTTCTTCGAGCTTGTCATGCCATCCGGCAATCGCATTCAGTCCATCCAAAGCCTCTTGGCTATTCCCATCCTTGACCGCCTGATAGATGGCCTCAAGGCGTGGACGCAGTTGCGCGCTCTCGTGCTCTCCGGAAATGCGTTTGGCCATTTCTCGGTTGTAGCCCGTGCGGTCAACTTCCATGAATTTGTCGAGCGTATGCGGAACGTGCGCCCCAAAAGCTACAGGGTCCTCGTTCGCAAGGTCATCGACAAAAGCAGGATCGCCATCGAAGAACTGCTGCGCGACGGTCTTGAACTCTCCGTGCTCAGATTGGATTTCGGAAAGCCCTTCCGGGCCGCCCACGAACTCCAGTTGCTCTTTGGCTTGCTGCGCGTCCTTGACGCTGGGAAACACGGAGCGAAAACTGCGAAGCGCGAAAAAGTCCGACTTGGCCTGTGCATACCCCTGTGGGTCGGATTTTTGCATGTTCCGAATCCACTTGGGAATGACTCGGCCATCTTCGGTAGCCTGCTCCGTCGTTGGTTGTTCTGTGGAAGTCTCAGCAGGCTGCTGCTCGGCAGTCTCTTGACCTTCCGGAGTTGCTTGCGTTTCCTCTATCGCAGTTGGCGATTCCGCGATGGACGAAGTGCTTTCAGCACCATCTGCGCCCGCACTTGGCGCTGTTGCTGTCAGCACTGCTTCTTCTGGCATGGTGTTATTTCTCCCCTTCGCTTACGGGTTTAACTGGTTGGTCGTGCCTCGTGGCCGTCACGATTAAGCGAAACTCAAATGCTCCCAGGCAGCGGTGGTTGCGTGGCCGCAGGAGCTAATGTCGGTGCTGGCGGCGGTGGTGCGCCACCTTTAGTCATAGGCGGCATGGGCGGCGGGGCTTGCGCAGCCATTGCTTGATGGTGCTGCATCAAGTGCGCCTTGACGTTCGCCACGCCCAGAGCTAATTCAGGGTCTTGCTTCTTCTTCTGCGCCTCGGCGCTGTTCATCCATCGCTTGCCTGTCTCGAACTCTGCCGCGTTATCGTCGAAAATAGGGTCAATGGGGATGGAGGGCTGGTCCGGCCCCATCTGCCCAGTGATCTGGTCGGGCGTACCAGGAACAGGCGCGCTCTTCAGTAGTTCGTTTATCTCGGCCAACTGCTTGCGCTCCGCATCCGCTCCAGGGATTACGAAGTCCTCAAGGCCGATCAGCCTGCGGCCAAGCTCCAGGTTGTTCGGCTCATCGAGAATCTGCGCGAGCATCAGGTTCTGCGCCGCCATTGGCAAAAGCTGGAAAAACGCTTCGCGCTTCTGCGTCCACGATTCAGGGAAATTCTCGTCCGTGTCGGGATACCAGTGAACGTTACCCTTAAGCTCTTCAAGCCTGACTTGCTCGTTCTCAATCGTTCCTGAGTTGTCGGGAATGGCGATTGACAAATCATCTTTGCGGTTCTCCGCCGAAACCTTTATCGCCTGTTCCATTATTTCGGAGTAAAAGGACTTCATGGCGCGCCAGACAATGCCAATCCTTCCCAGCGCCTGGTCGCGCGCCATGCTGTACTCTGCCGCAGTCTTTGACCCAGCCATGTTCCCGCCAAACAGGGCCGGGAAAGCTCCGGTAAGGAACTGCGAGGTCGGACCCATCAAGTCCTTGCCGTACTCCAGCATGTCAGGGCTTACCGCTGCCGGTGGCTCGAAGAACACGCCTGCAGGTATAGGCTGCGTCTTGTCGTCGCGGGTGACTCCGTATCTCGCTCCTGGACGCGATTGATGCTCTTTCATGCCATCCACGTCGAACATCTTGTCGTCCCAATATGAGGCTGGCAGCGTGCGCTCATAGATGTCCTGCGTGGCGTTGGCTATGTCGTTGAATCTGTCCTGTACCGAAACCAGGCAGCTACCCATTGACGGCCTGAACTGCCCGTCGCCTGGCAGCGGGTGCATGATGCTCCAGCGGTCGCCAATTGACTCAGCCCACGCGCCGGTGTACACGCTGTTGTCGAACCGAACCTGGCAGCCGTTCGGGAACAACTCTTTCAGTTGCTGCGATATGCCATCCTCAACCGATTCATCCTCGAACCATGCAGGGCTAATCCACGTCCTTTGCCGCGTGACCAAGTGGGCAATGGATGCAGCCGCCTGCCCAACCAAGTTCGTTCCCTGCCTTACTGACACGCGAGCGAACCTCTCAAACGCCGCTTCGCCGCCGCCCATAGCGCCAGCCTTGATTTTCTTCTGATAGCCTTCGGGAAATCCCAGTTCAGCCACTTCGGACTGGATCGTGCGGATATGGAACTCGTCGCTGTACTGCACATACGGGTAATCGCTTATCGACTGCACGGTAATGGGCACCTTGAGTTCCAGCGTGCCAACCATGCTGATTAGCTCTTGTTCCTGCCCTGTGCGCGGATTCTTGCCCCAGCGCGTCCACGCCCCAATGCGGCCATCCGTCCAAGCGTAGTAGCTGTTCTGCGCCTGCAACGGTTCCATGCAGTTCAGGTGCTCGATGATTTTCTTGTAGCGGTTCCCTGCGCGCGCCGTGCTCACGTCGGCAGGGTCGTTCGGATCCTGAGGTTCAGCCCTGACCGATGGCCGGTTCTGCGTGAGCACTGACTGAATGGACAGGCCAAACGCCTGATAGATGTTCGTGACGTAGAGAATTACTTCACTGTCCTCAGCCTTAGAGCCTGGGATGTTCGCACCGTTAGGCCCGAGAATCTGCCAGCCTTCGTTCTTGTAATCCCAGACCAGGTGCTGCAGGCCGCGCCAGTAGAGCCGCTGGCGCTTGGCCTCTTGCACTTCGACGCGCCGCGCGTACCTATCCTCTTCGCTGATACGCTCGGAAATGCGCAGTAGGGCGCTAATGAGTTCCTGCGGCAGCTTCTCGTTGTTTGGGCCGTAGTTCTGCTGTGGCTGGTCTTGCTGGGTGTCTTGCGGAGGCGCTTCTTGTGGAACGGGCGCTGCTGTCGCCAATCTATCTTCCGGCTATCCTGCTGAATACATGCTTCTTCTTAGCCTTGTGCAAGTCTCCACCCTCGAAACGCAAGGCCAGGTTGCCAGCGCCGCGCGCACTTGGGTCGCTTGAATGCGCCATCTTCTCAGCCTCTTGATGGGTGGATATGCCTGCACGTTTAGCCGCGTTCTTCACGCGCCCCGGCCTTTTTATGGCCGACTGAATGAAGTTTGCCATCGCTCTATCTCCCTGCCGCTTTTCTGAATGGGTGCTGCTTCATCTTGGCCTCGTGCTTGCGCTCCATTGCTGCGCCTTTGGCCGTCTCTTGATTGCCGTGCATGGCCCCGGCTGAATTCATCCCGCCGTAGATGTACTTCTTCAGCCGCTTGCCGGAGAAGCCGTGCTTTACGCCTTCCTTCTCCAGCGCGCGCTCAAGGAATGCGGGCATTAGTTGTTCGGTGTTGCCAGCACGTAGCCGAACGCCTTGACGTGGACCGCGCCCGCCGTGGCGTCAGCTACCGTGGCCGTGAGCACTATGTTCTTGGCACTGGTGATGTTGAGCATCCCGGTCGTGGTAGAGGCAACGCCAGTCGTAGTCTGCAAGTCAGCCGCTGACACTGTTCCAGCAGTCAGCGTCGAGTTTGCAGCCGTGAACCGAGTGGCCGTCGTGCCGTCGCCAAGCTCCCAAGCCGTCAGCCCCGTGATCGTAGTGGTTACCCGCGCCACCACACCTAGAACTATGCCGTTGATGGGGATGCAGGAAGTGCATACAGTCGTGGTCAGGCCAGTCGTCGATAGCGTGACAATGCCGCCATCAGATTCCCAGTAGACCAAACCTCCGCCGTATCGCCCTGCGTCGTTTACCGCTTCTCCTAGTCCATTCGAGCCAGAGCTTACTTGGTCGCCCTGGCCGTGAGCGTTCGAGCTGTTTCCGGAAATCTGGCAAGTGTTGTTCGGCGCGCCAAGGTAGCAGCCCGTTACCGCAGTAAGCGTCACAGCCTCTGCTGTTGCGCCTGTGCCGACGTTGACTACTTCACCAACATAGAACGGTACGATCTGCCGTCCGTCAGGAAGCGAGACTGAGCCATTGACGAGCGTGAAGGTTGCCGGAGATGCAGCCGCGACAGGGCCGCTCGAAATCGGCACGCTCCACTTGGCGTAATTGGCCGATACGTATACGCCCGCTACCTTGGATGCATTGCTGACCTGCCCGAACGCGGATACCGCGCAGAGCGCAGCCAGTACAGCTACAGCGAAAATCTTTCTCATTTACTTCCTCCAGTTGTGATTTTACTTGGCCTACCAAATATCATTACCCCAAACCGCCCATCATCTCGGCGTTCTGAGGCTCCTGCTCTGCCGTCTCTTCGCCTTGCTCATCGTCTGCCGGGAGCATCTGCTTGGCGTGGTGATGCGCCTCGGCAAGTGTGGCGTGGTGCTTCTTCTCGACCCTGCCGCCATCGTGATGCGTGTGCGTCGTGGCGTGGTCGCCGTGATGCTTGATATGCACCTCATGCACGCCAGTCTCAGGATGCGGCTGAGTCTCTTCGTCCGCGCCGCCATCATCGGCCTGTTGGCTCT